TTCTGCTAGCGTTTCTAATTCTGGGAACCGTAGAAGCGGTAACTGTATTCAAGAGAGGAGGTCGCCATGGAAAATAGCAATAGTAGCGAGATGCCGTGGTGGCAACATCTTCGTAAGCTGTTCCTCGCCTACCTTGCCTTCGCGATTGCCGGAGGAGTGCTTACGTTTTTTGTGTTTCTCGTAGGGAAGCCCGCAGTAGGTTTTTTCTTGGGTCTAGCTATTGGATTGCCAGCCGGACTGTTCGGTGCTCGCTTTTTGTCGAATAGGGGATTTCCCGGGCGGCGTTTTCTGGGCCCCCTGCTAAGTCGTTAATCTTCATTGCCGGGTCATGTGGGCGGCGCTCGCGTGATTTTTCACGTAGGGGCTGTGCCGGCCACCTCCGCTAAGCGCAGCGCGCGCTCCAGATCGGAAATCAGTTGGCGGCCGAGATCGCGCCGTTGCGCGCCTCTGGCCTGCTCCCACCGGGAGAACGTTTCGACGATGCCTCTGATGGCGTTGGTCAGATCGAGATCGTTCGCCTCGGTCACCCCGGCCACCTGCCTGTCGCGAAGACCACGCTCGCGGCAAAGGCTCTCGATCTGCTCTCTGTTATATCGTTCGCCATTCGGCCCGTCCAAGCGGGTCGTCGTCTTACTGGCAACAACGAGCGCATCCTCGATGGACTCAAATTCTTTGGTCCAGAACACGGGCGTCATATCTGGTTGGGTCGTTAGGAAAAAGAGCTTCCACTTCATCGGTTTTGGCCTTCTGGTTGGGGGTTTCCCGGGCGGTTTCCCGGGCGGTGGTTTCACAGCGGTGTTGCTAAGTCATTGATCTGGATGGTGCTGCCGGCACGGATCGAACATGCGACCTCCTCCTTACCAAGGGGACGGACACCGAAAATATTCAACATATTCAGTGCCGATTGTCTCTGTTTGTTCGCGTTCGCCCGTGTTTGAACGGGGGTTTCCCGGGCGGTTTCCCGGGCGGTGGTTTTGCCAGGGGGGGCTGTGACTAGAGGCCGTTTTTGTTCTAGTCACAGGGCAAAGGGGGGCCGACCATGACCCATCACAAAGCGCTGCACGATCTCATCAAGCAGGCCGCCGAGGCGAGTGGCCAGCTGTTCAAGATGAAGGGCCGCATCGTGCCGATCTTCGACGTGCTCACGGCGGCCGGCGAGCGGGTGATCTTGCCGGCGCCACCCGGCGACAAGGACAGCTCGCTCGCGATCGCGCGCGCCTACTTCGAGCTGCGCAACGTGGTGAGCCTCGTGTTCATCAACGAGGCGTGGCTGCTCGATGCCGTGACCGCGGCGGACAGAGAGGCCGCCGCCCGCGAGGGCCTGGCCGCGCATCCCAGGCGGATCGAGGTGGTGATGTATGTGGCCGAAGACGAGACCGGCCACGTGCAAGGCCACCGCCCCATCATCCGGCCACGCCATGGCAAAGCCAGGCTCGGCCCGCTGAAGATCAACGCGGACGGCGGGACCTATGAAGGCCGCTTCATCGGGCTGTTGCCAGCCCGCGGCACGCGGCAGTAGGCTCGTTCGGCTCGTTCACTTAACGAGGTGCCCCATGAAACTCACCCGACGCGACCTCGACTTTCTCAAGCAGCTCAGCGTCGGCTGGTGTCCGCGCTGGAAAGACATTGGGGCCATCGGGCTCCGGATGTGTGAGGGCCAGCTCGTCTATTGCGCGGACAACTATTGCTACCTCACCGACCTCGGCCGCGATTCGCTGGAGCGCGCCCAGCTCGCCCGGCTGATATGAGCGCGCTCTTCATCGGCGCGCGCGAAAGGGCCCTGATCGTCACCGCGATCGAGCGGGCGCGGGACAAGGCACTGCCGCTCACCGTGGTCCGCAAGCTGGCCTTTGCCGCGGACAAGCCCACCATGACGCTGGCGGATCGGCCGGCCGGCTTCAAAAGGCCGCAGGCAGAGATCGTCGAGCTGCCCGTCGGCTACCGGGCGAACATCAGCTTTGAGGAGCAACCGGCCGGGCTGTGCCGGCATCTCTCGGTGTCGATCAACCGGCCGGGATTCCTGCCGAGCCATGAAGCCTTTGTGATGATTGCCCTGGCCTTCGGGTTTACAGCCGAAGCCCCCGGTCAGGTCTGGATCGAGGAATTCCGGCCCGGGCAAAGCGCCGTCAATATGGTGCAGCGCGACGAACCCACAGGTTGTTAAATTTTTTACCATCCAATGAAAGCCCCGCTTGCGCAGAGATAGCGGACGTGTATAGTTTCGCTCATGCAACGCACCCTCCCCCACCCACGCCACCAGAAATTCGCCGAGCAAAAACTCGCCGAGAAACAACAACTCAAACCCGCGCACTCGCCCGCTGCGCCCGCCGACGAAGGCCGGCGCTCGCGGCCGGCCGGCGTCGATGTCCTCGTCGGCGCGAAGCTGCGCGCGGTACGCGTCAAGCGCGGTCTGAGCCAGGAAAAGCTCGGCAGCCTGCTCGGCGTCACCTTCCAGCAAGTCCAGAAATACGAGAAGGGCTCGAACTCGATCGCCGCCAGCCGCATTCCCGCGGTGTGTGAGGCGTTGCAGATCAAGCCCGCCGATCTGTTTGATGACGTCGTCGAGAGTTTGATGGCCGGTCAGGAGGAGGGGCACTTGATCAGCCCCATGGCGTGGAGGATCGCGCTCGCGGCTGACCGGATGGCGCCGGGCATGCGCGCGGTCTTGGTGAGCGTCATCAAGGCGCTCGACCATTCGCTCGACGAAGAGGTTGTTGCTGCGGGGTAGGGCGAGAGGGCCTTCGCTCAGCATGATGGCCCTCGGTCAGGACCCCGGGGGCTTTTTTTTGACCAGCGGAAAGAAGGGGATTCTCCGATGCTGCAAACGAACGGCGAGGCTCACGCGATTATCACCACCAAGACCGGACAGCTGCCCAGGGCGACGAAGGACCGCGAGACCTATATCGGCATCAAGGTCAATCGCACTGGCGCACACGCGAAATATCTGCGCGTCGTGTTCACCGTGCCCAGGACGATGCTCGCCCGGATCGGCAACCCGGCGCGCGTCACCATCCGCGGCACGCCCCGCAACGGTTACCTGATTCTGGCCGGTGACGACTGCACGCCATCGATAGCTGAGAACTGCGCAAACGCTTATCTCTACGTGTCGGCCGAGCGGGCCAGGCTGGAGGGCGGGGAGCGCGGCCCGATCTGGATGCGGGCCGAGGTCGAGGACCGCAAGCGCATCCGGGTGCCGTCACTGCCGGTGGAATGGATCGGGGGCGCCTATGAGGAGGGCAAGCGGACCATGGCGGTGTCACGAACAGCTGGCGATGATCCGATCCGCTGCGAGCCCTCGCAGGCGAAGCCCCTCAACGGTTCGCCGACGGTGCCACTCCCGAAACCAACACCCAGCTATCAGCTCCCCGAGGGCATGAACATCGCCGACGCGCAGGTCTTGCTCGGGCGAAAGCTCGACGAGGCGCGCGCGATCGTGCGCGAGGTGGAAAAGCGCACCGGGCTGCGCTTCACGCTCACTCGCAACTTCGTCTTGGTGGTCGATCTCAGTGGTCGATGACGAAGAAGGTAGCCCTTCTCTCGCGGGTCGATCGGATGATCATCCGGCAGGTCGCCACCGCTTTCGTTTACTCTGGTCACCCGTTCAAGGTGGCCCTGCGAGACCGCGCCCGCGCTAACGCACTCGCCCGGCGCCAGCTGCTCAAGGCACACGACGGCATCGCCTTCACCCCGACACGGCGCGGCTTGCGGAGCTATCATGCGCAGGTCGGAAGGAGGCGCCGATGGCCGACGAGCCGCTCGTGATGTGGACGGTCTTGGCCCGCGACGGACTTGTCTGCCTGGCGCGCCGGCCGGAAGACGACCCGGTTATTGTGGAGACCTGGCTATGACCTGTTATGGCTTCGTGTTGGCGCCGTGCTTCGGCTGCAACAACCCCTTCACCTTCAACCCGATGCTGGTGCCGAGCGTCACGGTCGAGGGGACGCGGCGCCCGATCTGTCAGTCGTGTGTCACGCGGGTCAATCCGTCGCGGAAGAAGAACGGCCTGGAGCCGATCGTGCCGCTGCCTGGCGCCTATGAGGTCTTCGAGGACGGGGAGCTTGCGTGATGCGTCAATGCGGCGACTGTCAGCTCTGTTGCAAGCTCCTGCCGATGCACGACGGCGCGACCGTCGCCGGCCGCAAGATGAAGGGCTCGATCGACAAGCCGGCGGGCGCGCGCTGTCCGTATCAGCGCCATCACGTCGGCTGCACCATCTATGCGCGCCGGCCGTACTGCTGCCAGGTCTGGAATTGCCGCTGGCTGGTCAATGACGACACCGCCGATCTGCCGCGGCCGGATCGGTGCCACTACGTCATCGACATCATGCCGGACATGATCCGCATGGTGCCGAACGACGGCAGCCCGGCCAAGGATGTCATGTGCATCCAAGTGTGGGTCGACCCGGACTATCGCGACGCCCATCGTGATCCGGCCTTGCGCCGCTACCTCGCCCGCCGCGCCGAGAAAGAGCACATGCCCGCCATCATCCGCTGGAACGAGGGCCTCGGCATGGTGCTGTTCGCCCCGAGCTTGAGCGAGAACGGCGAATGGAATGAGCGGGTGAGCCAGGTGTCGCCGGACTTCAAGGGGCTACACGAGCGGCTTGAGGAGGGCTTGCGGCGATGACCGGCTACACCATCAACAGCGACGGCTCGATCACCTGCCATCAGTGCGGCATGACCAGCTGGAATAAAGAGGACGCGACGCAGCACTATTGCGCCAAGTGCAAAGTCTTTCACGACGAGCCTGGTGATCCGCACTACATCGGCATCCCGTCCTTCGAGCTGCTCGACGCGCTCAAGCTGCCGCTTCTCTTTCATGCCGGCGGCCCGTGGGACGCGAAGCGGCGCGCCGAATGGTTTCGCATCACCGGCTGCCTCGAAGCGACGTCACGCGTGATGTGCGACCACATCCGCTCGGCGAAGGCCATGCATTTTGGAGTCGACGCATGAAGCTCAGCGAACCAAAACAGCGCGTCATCACCGGACTGGCCTGGCCGTGAGCGATCGGCTGTTCTACACGATCGTCATTGCCACCGTGGGGATAGCGCTCGGATGCGGGGCCGTGCTCGTGCTGATGGTCTTGGGGTTTCCGAGGTGAACTTCGATCTCGTCCGCCCGTGCGGCGACTGTCCGTTCCGATCTGACAAGCGGGCCTACCTGCAGCCCGAGCGCGTGCGAGAAATCCTCGGCGGCGGCAAGGGCCGGCAGCATTGGCCGGCGTGCTCGTTCCCCTGCCACAAGACGATCATCTATCACGGCCACCGCGCCACCATCCCGCCGACCGCGCAGCAATGCGCGGGCGTGATGATCATCCTGCATCGTGAGCGCCGCTGGAACGACGCGATGCAGATCGCGCAGCGCCTTGGACTATGGGACCCGGGCCGGCTCGATCTCAACGCGCCGGTGCATGAGAGCACACAGGCCGCGATCGAGGCACAGACATGGTGACGATGAATGAGCAGCTCCGCTCCGTGCTCTCGCACCGGAGCATCAAGGACAAGATCGCGGTCGCGTGCGACTGCCGGCTGTGTCCGGTCGGCGATCTCGCCCTCGTGAGCGAGCTGGTGCGCGAGGGCTATCTCGTCTTCGTCGACCGCACCACGCTGCCGGTGCTGGCGGTCGTGGGCGAGGAGATGATCATGGGGGTGATCGTCGATGTCTATCAGCTGACGCCGTCGGGCATCGCGCTCTGCGAGCAATTCGGGATCAAGCAGGTATGAACATCCACAAATGGACAATGCCGGGGCGCCCGATGTGCCGATGGTGCGGTCGCGATCTGCGCACAATCGGCGAGGACTACATCGCCATCCGCGGGTTTTTCTGCACCCAAGCATGCGCGATGGACCTCGGCTCGCTAGCGGCGATGGAGCCGCACCGCCTCACCGGCCCTGGATACAAACAAAAGGCCAAGCAACAACGGGCCAAGCAACGACGGGAGGCGCGACGTCATGGTCACGCGCGCACAGATTGAGGCCGAAGCCGCGCTCATTCAGCAGCTCATCCAGGATGCGAAGCCGATGGTCAAGCTCTTCACCGTCGCGACGGTGCCGCCGGAGCTGGCGCAAGCCTGGCTGCAACACCTGCGCGACTTCGACACCGCGCATCCCGGTTGCCACTTCGAGGTCATGGCCGACCTGCCCGACAAGCCACTGATGGAGATCGTGGACATGCTGCGCGTCAATCCGAGCTTGGACTTCACCACCGTCTTCAGTCGCAAAGAGTCCAGCAAGTGATAGACTTCGACCGCCTCCACGTGATCCTCGACGAGACCACGGTCGAGTACCGCAAGGACCCGACCGTCACGCAGCGCATGGAAGGCCGCGTCGCGGTGACCGAGATGTTCTTCATGCCGCACATCAACGAAGCGTTCGCGCGCGCCGATCTCGTCAAGGTCGACGTCGAGTTCATGATCATCGTGGTCGACAAGGCGAAGGCCGAGCAACACAAGGACGAGCTGCTCGCCATCCTCGCGACCTACCCGCAGCCGGACCGCCTGGAGGCCGGTCCGTCCTACATCGAGCTTGGTGGCGTGATCGGTGACCAAGGCTTGGCCTTGCGGCTGCTCGCGCTTGGCCAGGGCTTGGGGTTGTGGACGGTGATCACGCCCGCGCTCTTCGGCGTGTCGGGCCCGGAGGCGCGCGCGATGGCCGGCCAAGGGATGGTGATGATGTCGCCGGGTTTCCGGCCATGACGGACATTCCCTCCCGCCTGGCACGCCGGCCGCTCGATCCCCGCGGCTTTGTGATCCCCTATTCGCAATTCATCGACGCCGACGGCAAGCCGAACTTCCGCATCATGGACGACGGGCGCGTGCGCGAGTGCCTGCGGCGGCGGCTGTGCAGCCTATGCGGTGAGCCCATGGGCCGGCATATCTTCTTCATCGGCGGGCCGCTCTGTGTTGCGAACGGGATGTTTCATGATCCGGCGATGCACAAGGAGTGCGCCGAGTATGCGCTGCAAGCCTGCCCGCATCTGGCGCGCAGCAAGGGCCGCTATGGCCCGGTGCCCGACAGCATCCCAGGCGGCGCCCGGCTGATCGTCGGCGTGATGGGGTCGGACCAGAAGGCCGAGCGCTTCGCCATCATGCACACCAGCGACTACAGCGCGACCCGCACCGCCGACGGGATGCCGCTGATCATCGCGAAGCGCCCATGGCTCGATGTCGCCTACTGGCGCGACGGCCAACCGATCGGAGAGAGCCCATGAGCGAGCCCCCAACCCCGCTCGACTTCATCGCGGGCGAGATCGCACGCCGCATCGCGGTGGCGGTCCTCGGGCGCCCCACTGTGCACATCGAGCGGATCGCGAAGGAGGCCGCCGGAGCGGTCTTGACCGAATGGTTCGCCAAGGTCGGCAAGCACACCTATCCAAGCAAGCACGGGCCTGGCGCCGATCCATGGGCCGCCAACGCCTGGGCGATCATCGATCAAATCCCGCCCGGCGTCATTCCGCAGAACTGGCGATTCCTGCTCGGCGGGCTCGTGGCCGGCGCACTGTCTGAATGCTACCAGCTCGGCAAGGAAGATAAGGGACCTCCCACCAGCCATTGAGGCACACCATGCGCGGCACAATCCTGATCATCGAGCCCGGCAAGACGTCGTCGAAAAAGTGCGCGGAGATCAACGGCGAGCCGACGCTCGACAAGCTCAAGGAGGCGATCGGCGGCGGCTATATCGAGAGAGTTCCAGGTTTCGATTCGGTCGTGATCGACAATCGCAAGCGCAAATGCGTCGCGTTCGGCGACGAGGACGGCAAGAGCAAAGGGATGATGGTGAACGCCGCGGCGACCGGACTATGGCACCATGCGTTGCTGGCCCGCGGCCACCCCGGCCTGGTCGTCGCCGCCACCGGCGAGATCGCGGATTTTCTGGTCGGCCCGATCGCGCTCGTCTATGGTGACGACGAATTCATGCGGAGCCTCTGAGGGGGAGAGAGCCTTTTGGCCACCGAAATGGATGGGTTTCAAAAGATCATCGTCATTGTCCTGTTGAGCCTCGTGGCGTTCATCTTCATGTTCTCGTGTTCGCTATGAGGCTCAAGCGCGGCGCCTTCCAAGCCGGCACCAGCACCCCGCGCGGGCTCACGCGCATGGGCCGCGGCGGCCTGCATGACCACAAGGTCGTCGCGGTGCCGACGTTCGAATGGCTGGCGCGCGACGGCCAGGGCATGTCGAGATGCACCCGCTGCAACACCCGCTTCGAATCGACTGCGCTCGGTCTCCGCACCCACATCCGCACCCAGCGGCACCAGAAAGGTGAGCCATGAGCGAGGTTGATTCGAGCTGCTACGACACCGCCGTGCGCTTTCTCAAGAAGGTCAAGGGTGCCACCGCCGAGGACATGCAGGAGCTTGCCGAGGCGATCCAAAAACTGTGCGAGGAATTCTGCGGTGGCCTCGCCGCTGACGAAGCCGGCGAGAAAGACATCTAAGGGGGGATGGATGGCCGACCATGCATTTCTAGTGCAGCTCTCGAAGAAGCTGACCGACGAAGGCAAGCTGATCGAGGCCGGCTTCGTCGGGCTTCGGCTTGCTGGTTTCAAAGCGAACGCGACACCCGAAGAACTCAACGACGCGCGGATCGTGTTCTTCGCGGGTGCGTCGCATCTGTTCTCCAGCATCATGACGATCTTGGCGCCCGGCACCGAGCCGACCGACAAAGACCTCGACCGCATGAGCAAAATCCACGAGGAGCTGGAGCGCTTCCTCAAGGACTTCAAGCTACGCTACGGCACGACGCTCGGATCGGCGTGATGGTCGCGCTCTCGTTCAAGGAAATGTTCGTCGACCCGATCCGCGTCGGGCTTGACTGGGGCCCCGACGTCGATGTGATCGGCATGGAGCCGAAGCGCCAGACGATCCGAGCGAACGGCAAGCGGCGCCCGCCGCGACCGGGCGAGACGCTGCAACTCTATTGCGGTATGCGCACCAAGAAGTGCTTCAAGATCGGCGACGCGCGCTGCACCAAGGTCGAGCCGATCGTGCTCGAATTCTACGCGACGGGGTGGCGCGTGCGGATTATGATCAACGGTCGGCGCCTCCTGTGGCCAAAGACCGAGCGCTTTGCACGCGCCGACGGCTTCGCCTCGCTCAATGACTTCATCTCCTTCTGGCTCGCGGTGCATGGCGCACCGCCGCGCTGGACCGGCAACGTGATCTATTGGGAGCCGCTGACATGAGAGATGAGATGACAGAAGAGCTGCTCGCCAAGCTGCGCGCCGCCGGCTGGCGAGTCGCCTGCCATAACGACTACCGGCAGAACGGCGTCGCCATGACGTTCTGGCTGATGACACACGAGTGCGGCGTCTACGTGATGGGCGAGGCCGAGACCGACATCGAGGCGTTGCGCATCATCGAGGCGCAGGCGGCGAGGAAGGTGCGGCTCACGTGGGCTCCATGACCGCCACGCGATCCGCCCAGCCGACTATCTCTGGCGGCGCCGGCTGCGGCCACTCCCATCCGATAGCGCCGCCCCTCCATAGCATCGGCCGCAACAGCCTCTTCGCGGCGATCTCGGCCTCCACCTCCTGCATCGATGCGAAAAATCGGATCGGTGCACTGGTCGGGCAGTCGATGCTTCGCTCCGTCCCCGTGTGCGCATAGACGATGCCATTGCCGGCGAAGAGAGTCTCGTACAGCGCGAACAGATTGGCGACGTTTCCCTCGTTCTCGAAGATTGCTCGGCGCTCGCACGCGACCGAATAGCCGATATCACCTTCCGTCGCGGGCTGGTGGACGATGCCATGGTCGAGCTGGAGCGGCTCGGTCAAGCCCATGAGCGCGAGCGCCGCATTGATATCGTTCGCGCGGATGAACGCGATCTTGCGCTCGGCCGGCACGACCGTCGCAAACACCAAGGTGTCATAGCCGGCCTTCGACTTGTGATAGCTGTTCATGTGGGTCTCTCCTTCGCTTCGCACCGTACAACAAAAAAAGCCCCGGCGGTGAAGCCGGGGCAGAATCCATTGAGGGTAGTCCGTGCAGGTGTGTTGTTATCACGCCTTCAGTTTCAATTCCATAGCGGTGCAGGCTTCGCCGTCCTGCGACAGGAGCCAGGCGAGCGCCTGGAACGAGAGCCAGGCGCGGCCACCGTCTTCCCAGGTGTGGCCCCAGCTGTTGAGGACGCGGACCGCACCGCGGCCGTGCGGGGACGCGCGCAGCCGGTTGGCGCCGACCAACAGATAGGCGTGGCCGCCGGCCACCTTGCCGCCGATGTCGTCGATGAAGCCGGCATGATCCGCCGCGAACATGCCCTCGGTCCAGATCGTGCCCATGACCACGGGCCCGACCGTCAGCAGATGATCGATGATCGGATCGACGGTGAACGCCCAGTTGTAGGTGCTGACATAGCCGCGCAGCTGCAGCGCCTTGAACAGGCCACGCACGCTCGACCCCTCGTAATCCTCGCCCGGCCATTCGTCTTGCTGCTGGGCGAAGTGATAGAGATCGGTCGGGCTGAATGCCGGCCGGTTGCTGGTCGGGAACGCGGTGAGCCAGCCATAACCGGAATAGCCGACGCATTGCGACGTGGCGCCCTGGTCGAGCACCTCGGGCGCCGTCCAGTAGCGTTGCGCGCGGATCGCCGCCTCCGGTCGGGGCTGCAGCAGAAACTTGTGATCGCGGTCGTCCTTGCTCACCAGGCGACCGAGCGCAGCCATCGGGCTTACCATTTGAAACCTCCTTACCGTGCCGGCCCGTTGGCCACGACGACGGGCTTATTGAGCGAGATCACCACGGCGCTCACCGACGCGATGGTCGAGACGATCGCGAAGAAACCGAGCAGCGCCGCGACAGCCATGCCCATCCCGTGTGACTGACCGGTGCCGGTGTCGCGCGACCTGGCGAGGTCGGAGACCGTGCTCGTGAGTGATCGCATCTGCTCGGTCAACGCCGGATCACTTACGCTCGTTCTTCCCTCGCCGCGATCGAGCCGCGACCCGAGCGCTTGCATGTTGGCTTTGAGATCGTTGATCTGCAGCTCGGTGCTCTTGCGCACCTCGGCGAGCAGCTCGCGGCCTTGCGTCAACAGCGCCGTGAAGTTGGCTTCCATCTTGTTGGTGGCGGCCGTGTTGCTGTCCTGCGTCGCCGCGGCGGATTCCTTCTGCGCCGAGAGGCCGACCGACACCGCCTTGTCTTTCTCGGCGAACTTGTCGTTGATGCTGGCGAACTGTTGCGTCGTGACGTCGGCGAGGCTCTTGATCCGCTCGTTCACCACATCGACCGCGCCTTCGATCTTCTCGGCGTGGACTTCCTTGAGCTGCTTAACCTCGTTGCGTACAAAGTCCGGCACCTTGTCGTTAGAGGTCTGAAGCAGGATGATCGCCTTGTCCATGGCGTCGATCCTGGAACGAACACCAGCAAGCCTCTCGTCCAGGACGGCGATCTTCCCATCGACGTTTGCGGTAGTAAGCTCCCGCAGATTGAGGATGGCGCGGTCGACCACGGTCGGCACCCGCACATAGTCGTCGTGCAGGAGTTTGGTCGCGTTGTCGCGATCCTCGAAGCGCGTTTCGATGCCTTTGAACCGCGGCTCAAGCCTTTCGAACAAGCCCGCGATCGCGTTGTCGACGACCTCGATCGTGCGCAGCGTCGAGTCCGGATTCGGCACGGTCCGCGCTTTCTCCATCGCCATGACACGTCACCTCCCCAGCATGGCCGCGACCTTCCCCGCGACCTTTTCAATCAAGCTTTGGTCGGGGTCGCCGTTCCCGCCGGACGTGGTTGCCTTGATGGCGGCGACCTTCTCCTGGCTGCGCCCGATGCCGAACACGCCGATGACGCCGAACCTCATCGCATAATACCAGGTCAAAAACCCCTGGAACTGCATGATAGCGGTGAGCGTCTGGAAATCGCCGGTCCACACTTCGTGTGCAAACACGACGGCCATGCACGTGCACTCGGCCAAAAGCTCATATGCGAAAAGCGGGCGCCAGGCGCGCGAGAAGATGCCCCACCAGCCGACCTCTTCGCTGCCGCCGATCAGCTCGGCGCGCATGGTGGCGCCGACCTCGGTGGCCGAGACCTTGGAGACCTCGGCTTGCGCGTTGATGGCGGCGACCGTCTCGGCTTCCGCACTCTTGAGTTTCTGGATCGCGACCTCGGGCGCCATGCCGTCGATCGTCATCGCGATCGAGCCCGGGTCGGTGCCAGGTGCGCCGATCGCGCGCGCAATGATGGCGGCGATCGCGCCACCGAACGGCCCACCGAGCGCGGTGCCAAGCACCGGCAGGCCGAGCGCAATGAGCTTCTTGGTCAGGTCGGTCCAATCCATGGGTGTCGCCTCTCTTTCATTGTTGCTGGCGCGCGCAGACCGAGCCCGAGGCTTCGAAAAGCCCGGCTGCGCGCGCCCACCCGTCATCGTGGAGGTGGCGGGTGTTTCAGGTCTCGCTGGTCACCGTGCCGGTGGTGCCGTCGCTCACCGCGATCGCTTGTTGCGTCGGCAGCGGGACGCCGTGCGGCCACCAGTAGCCGGTGATGCGCTGGCGATCGTGGAAGGAGCGCTTGACCTCGTCGTTCTCGTTGGCGCCGATGCCGCGCACGCCCTTCGAGTTCTCGCCGTCGTAGAGGAAGACGTGGCCCTGCCCGGTGGTCGGCGAGCCGCGCCACATGGTCACGATCGCGCCGAGCGCGGGCGCCATCAGCTTCACGAAGTTCGCATTCTTCTCGAAGCTGCGGGCGGCCGGCGAGCGCGAGCCTTGCACGCCCGTGGTTTCCAGATCGTAGTTGATCCAGATCGCGCAGTAAGGATCGCCGAGGTGTCCGGTCTTGGCGCCCGCGATGAACTTCTCGATGCCCTGGTTGTTGCCGGTCTCCTTCCAGCCGATCCACTTCTCCGCTTCGACGTACCAGGGCGGCGCCTTGCCGTACTTCTTTTCCGGCGCCGGCAGGAGCGGCGGCCGTTCACGGTGCGCATCGGCGGCATTGAGTTCGGCGATGGTGGCGAAGCCGACCTCGCCGTCCGGATCGAGATTGCGCACACTCTGGAAGTCGCGCACCGCCTTGTCGGTCACGTCGCCGAAGTCGCCGTCGAGCACGATGTCGGTGTAACCGATCACCGAGAGCCGCTTCTGGAGCGCGAGCACGTCGGCGCCCTTGGGGACGCCAAGCTTGAGGATGCGCAGGAAGACGAGCGGCGGCACAGCGACCGGACCAGGCCGGCCGAAGATTGCGTAGATGAGCCGCAGCCACCACGGTTCGAACGGTGGCACCGGCGGCGGCTCGGTCGGCGGTACGGGCACCGGGATCGCGGGTGCCGTGACGCCGGAGACCTGCGTGCGGCCGAAGCCGAAGCCGAAGAGAATCTGCTCATCGCTCCAGGGCGGCACGCGGCCGGCCTCATAGCGAAACATCGCCTTGGCAAACTTCAGAAGCGTGACGTCGTCGCCGTAGAGCTTGATCTCGGTGTCGCCGGCAAGGCCGGTCCAGGTGGCGACCTGTTTGACGTAGGCCGAATAATCCTGCCCCCCGCCATAGCGGTTGATGATCCCGGCGACGGTGATGATTCCAGAAGTGCGATAGCGCCGCATCAGGTCCCACCACACCGCGACGCCTTGCTCCGGCGTCTCGAAGATGGTCGAGCGATTGCCGGGCGTCGTCTCCTGCTCGGCGACATAACCCGGATAGGTGCGCTCCCACGAGGCACCGTTGACCGCGCCCGGATTGTTGAAGCGGATCGAGACCGGCGCGCCAGTCTTGTCGGTCGGTCCCAGGCAGAAGAAACCGCCGGGCACAAGCGCTCTATAGTTTGGCATTGAGGAAGTCCTCCATCGCTTGCTCGTCACTGTCGCGCTCCGCTCCCACGGTGGTCATGACATCGGCGCGCGGCGGCCACGGCCGGCGGCAGAAGTCGACCTCTGCGCCGTTGGGGAGCCGCACGCCACATAGAACGGGATAGTCGGCGCGTTCGATCCAGTGCGCGATCTCGTCTTGCACCAGCGGCCGGATGCCGACCGGGACGTTGTTGATGAATTTGAATCCCATCTAGGAGCCACCCGAGATGCCGCCCGAGACCGATTGCGCGAGCTTGCGCAGCACCTCGATGCGCCCGCGGAATTGCGTGAGCACCTTGTCGCCGACTTCGACCGTCAGCTCGTCGACATAGAAGCCGACCGGCAGCGGTCCGCTTTTCTGCGCGGGAACGGTGATGAAACACTCGCCGGCAATGAGGTCGCCGCTCACATCCTCGGTGAGCGCGATGCCGTTACCGACGGTCAATTCGAGCACGTTGACGTTGGCCGAATTGTTAAGCCGCCAGATGATCACGGCGCCGGCAAGGTTGATCTTGTTGCCGTCGCCATCCTCGACGCTCGCCGCGATCTCCCAGGTGTCGCCGGCATAGAATTGCTGCGGCGGGTGTGCGGTCACCTCGCCGGGATGGAGCTGGAGGAAGGCGGTGGTCATTGGCCTCTACCCTTTCCTGCGCGGCCGGCGATGGCGGCCCGGCCACTCTTGCCGACCGTCCGCGGCGGGCCGCTTCGCGTGTGGCGCAAGCGGTGGTCGACGAAGTGCAGCAACGGCCGCCCGAGCACGGGCGCGCCGACGATGAGCGCCATCCCGCCCACCTCCGGGGTGCCCAGCGCAGGCGAGCCCGTGGCGAGGCCGCTGGCTGCGAAAACGTGCTTCTGCCCTGTCAGGGGAGCGCCCAGCGCCGGGGACGCAACGGTGAGCCCACCGGTGGCGAGTGCGAACTGGCGGGTGAACACCGGAGTCCCGAGCACCGGCGACCCGGTCGCCAGGTTGGTCGCGGTCAGGACGTGCTTCTGCCCGAGCACCGCCGGACCAAGGACCGGCGAGCCAAGAGCGGGCGGCACCGCCACCCACACGCCGACCACGGTAAACAGCGGCGTGCCAAGGACGGGGGACCCGACAGTCTTGCCGGCGGCCACCGGCGAGAGCAGGCTCGGCGTCCCCAGAATGGGCGACCCGACAGTCTTGCCGGCGGCCACCGGCGACAGCACGTTCGGCGTCCCTAGAACGGGCGACCCGACAGTCTTGCCGGCGGCCACCGGCGACAGCACGTTCGGCGTCCCTAGAACGGGCGACCCGACGGTGAGATTCGTGGCCTTGGTGTTGACGAGGTTCGGCGTGCCGATGACCGGCGAGCCGGTCGCCAGGTTCGTCCCCACGAACACATGCGCCTGGGTGATCGCGGGTGCGCCAAGAACGGGCGAGCCAACGGCGAGGTTGGTCGCCGCGAGCGGGACCACGATCGTGAGCGTCGCGGGGCCGAGGACCGGCGAGCCAACGGTGAGGTTGGCGGCCTTGGTGTTGACCAGGTTCGGCGCGCCGAGAACAGGCGAGCCGGTCGCCAGGTTGGCGGCCTGGGTGTTGATGAGGTTCGGCGCGCCGATGACGGGCGACGAGACGGTGAGCGCGGTGGCGGTGAGCGCGGCGGGACCGACGGCATCGGGCGCACCGATCGCTCCTTCGCCAACGAAAGAGCTTCCCGATCCGATAACAATCCCGGGCCCGATCGTATCGGCAACAACAATCGTAGTTCGGAGCACGACAGCGATGAGCGCGCCGTCGTCGACCTGATCGAGCGCGGTAATGCCGACAATCGTGTTGCCGGTTGGATCGCCGGTCGCCCACGCACCGTCTGACGCGCTACCAGTGTAGCGGGCAAGCTCAGAAAGCTCGGTGAGGTTCGACCAGGTAGTGACCGTGCCTTCGACGTTGCCGAAGAACGGCGCCCACGCGACGATCTTGTCGCCAGTCTGCGCCGTCAACGATGGCAGAGTCCACGGCAGGGTGCCCGCTGACTCGTTTGTGAAATCGGAGTCACGCGCGGGGCTCGTGGGATCGACGTTGCCCCAGAACGTAACTGAGATCAGCAGCGGCCATGTGCCGTCTGGAGTCGTGATATTCCATTTGAACGTGCCAGCCCCGATATCGGGGTTGCCTAACCAGCACAGGACGCCTTGCCAAGCGGAGGCGTTGTTGTCGCCGGCTTGGAAGCCCATGGCCGTGTCCACGCCACCTTTGGTGAACGTGTACGAACCCGAGGAAAACCGGCCGGATACGCCCGGCGAGTTACTCAACCCAACGACAATGCACGTCGTGCCGGCCGGGACGGTGATGGCCTGCGAACCGGTGGCGGTAACGGGATTAGGCCCTTCGATGCGTAGGACCGAGCCAACCTGGAAGATACCTAGATTCGCTTTGATCTCGATCGCGGCTTGGGCGACACCTGCAAGAGCAACGCCCACAACCAGATCGTTGAAGGAAGTCGATGTCGATATCGAACCAGTGCGCGACTGAGTTTGAACGCCAAGATCGGGACTCGATGCAAATCGACTCGACCAGCCGGTGCCGGTCGTGATCGTGTTGCCGACGCCGTCGGCCAACCCCGCGCTCAAGACTTCTGAGGTCGTTGCCGGGGCCGCGTCTAGCGTCGTGGTGAATGGCGAGCTGCCAGTGGCGTCGATTCCTGAACTCTTCGCTCCGACCGGACTAACAGGATCATGGCCGATGTAGTTAAAGGCGTGCAGGATATAGCGGTAGATATTGTCGGAACCGGAGTCGACCGTCAGCGTCATGCTGGCGCCGACTCCATTAACCGGCGCCGTGTACCACGCGACAGTGTCCGCGCCGTCGTTAAGCGACTCGGCGATATTTCGCCGCGTCCAAGTCAGCCCCCCACCCGAGAGCGTCAGATTAGCCGCGACGGCAGTGTTGGCCGTGTTCTCAACAAAGACCGCGACAGCGAGAAGAGAGTTGGTAGCAGGGGTGAACGCTGTCGTCGTAAAAGCGCCGGTCCCAAAGTTGGCGCTGGAACCAAACGCTCCAATATCAGTCCGGATAAGCGCCATTAGGCTATCGAGGCGATCAGCGTATCCAGCAGCGGTCGTAACGCCGCCAGGTCGGCCGGCGTGAACAGACGGTCTTGGGTCCGGCCAGAGTTATCAGTCGCGAAGGTCTCGGCCAGAAGAAAGCTGCCTGTTCCTTTTGGGAAGTTGGTAATGATCCAGGACACTACTGCGTCCATCGCCGCGACCATTGTATTGAACTCTACCGTGACATCACGGGCCGGATTGTTGATCTGCAACCGGGCGTACTCGACAATGCCTCCAGTGTTGGCGGCTCCCATTAACGTCAGGCGAGCATCCGCTAGGTAAGTTGCATATCCCTTGATCACAGACGAACCGGCGCCAGGATTGAGCGCTAACGCATTCAAGGTTACCGCGCGATCTCTGACGTTTCTGGCTGCCACACGCGCGCTATTCCAGGCGCGTGACACGTCCGTCTGTACAACTCCTTCGAAAGCCGGAAACGGCATTGATTACTCCCTTTAGCTCCAACGCCCTTGCGAGACCGCGTTCACATCACCGATCCGTTCAAAAATCAGATACGAACCGATAGCTAGAACCGAAGCCGCCGCCACAGCCATCGTCGTTGAGGGGATCAGCGTCCCACCTGTCGTCACCTCGAAGGTGCCATTGATCAGAACTTGCAAAGCAGCATTGACCACACCCGTCACGATCGAAGCTGGAGAGGTGGACGTTACCATTGTGCTGCCGCTCTTAGCCGCCGCGGTGCCTGTCGCTCCATCAATACCAACAGCGTCCCACAGCCAAGACCCCACCGTAGCCGTGCCAGCACCGAGCAGATTAATGAGTCGGTTACTGGCTGCCACGTTTTCCATTGCGCTGAAGCTCAAGAGACCTTTCACTCGGTACGTGCCAGTTGGCAACGTCAACGTGCCGCCGGCGGGCGAGGTGAAGATCGCTTGCGAGGATGTGTTTGACGTGTATGTGCGCGTCGCGTCCGCGCGGATGTATGCCGGATCGGGCGGACGGATCACCCGAAGGTCGGTGATTTGGTTCGTCGCGATCGTCGTGTCGGCCGCGGGGACGTAGACCACCGCAAGCGCCACGTCGTTGGCCGTCAATGCCGGCGGCTTGGGAGTGGCGCCAGGCGTGCCGGCGCGCACCGCGATTGCACCCGCGCTCGTGATCACCACGATGTCGAGACGTGGGTTCGTCGCGTCGGCCGTCGTGATAGTGCCGTTCGCACCGGTGACGTCGAACCACCCGCGATTAGAACACGCGACGCCGGCTGCGACCGCCACCGTCATGTTCGGCGAGCCTTGCGCCGTCACCGCAAGGCCGCTGATCACATGATCAATCCCCTGTAGCGCATCGATCAGGACGTCGAGATACTCCTGAAAGAGGATGCTCTGCAGGTCGTTCGCGCCTTCGCCTTTGTCGGGCAGACTAAAGGGCATATGCTCTCCATCGCCCGCGCGCGAGCGCGGGACGCCAACGGCTCGAAGATTTTGGTGGCTTAGTTACCCCGGCTGATGGCCGGCGACGTTGCTGCGGTTGCTGCGGCCGGTGATGTCGGTGCGGCTGCCGCTGCCGGTGACGCTGGAGTGACCAGGCCCGCCAACGATGCCGCGCTCGTTCTGGCCTTGCGTGTGGCGGAAGCGGCGATCGACGAAATGGAAGAACGGCCGCCCGAGCACCGGGCCGGTGATGTCGGAGGCCGCGACCATCTTGTGCAGCTGCCCGAGGGCCGGCGCCGCCAGGACGGGCGAGCTGGTCGCCAGGTTGGCCGCGGCGAGGTCCATATGATCTATTCGGCCGCGGCGGCGGACGCCCCGTGCTCGGTGAATCCCTCCAGCGCCTTCGAGACGTCGGCGATGACGCTCGCCCAGTCGCGGAAGGCCGGCTGCCGGAAGATCGACATCGACGGATACCAGATGGTCTCCGAGCCTTTCAGCCCCCAGCGCCAGTCGGGATCGAACGAAAGCAGAAGCCACACCGGCACATCCATGGCGCCGGCCAGATGCGCGATCGAGGTGTCGACCGTGATCACGAGATCGAGCGAGGCGATCGCCGCCGCGGTGTCGGCGAAGCTTTCGAACTGTCCGTCTTGCGCCAGGTTGAGGAATGGACCGAAGCGGCGGCCGATCGGCTCCAAGAGCTCCCGCGGCACATCGCGGGTGAACGGCCGCTCGCTCCTTGGCGAGCCGCGGTCGCAGATGCCGATCTTGGTGTAGCCGAGCTGGCGATTGCGCCAGTTGGCGGTCAACGTGTCGTCGGCGAAGAGATATGGGCCGACCATGCGCATCATCGCCTCATCGGCACCAAGCGCGGCCGGCGTCGAGGGGAGCGAGCAATGCAGCTTGTAGGCGGGGAGCGAGCGGCCCATGCGGTAGAGGCCAGCCGGCGACAGGAATGACTCGTGGAATAGTTCGAACAGCTCAGGCGCGACTTCGAGGATCGCGTTGGGCGCACGCAGCCGCACGTGCTTGAAGAAGCGCGCGAACATGATGCCGTCGCCGAAGCCTTGTTCGTTCCAAATGAGGACCGGCGCCTCGGTCATCTCGCCTTCCCACTTCGGCACCGGATGCACGCGCTGGCCGCCGAACAGGTGCTTGTTGCGCTGGCCATAGCGCAGCTCGTAGGCCGGCCAGCCCTCTTTCCAGTTGCCGCGCTGCAAGGCCATCAGCCCTTTGATGGCGTGTGTCGGCTTGTGCTCCGGATCGCGCCGGAGATTTTCCGCGATCAGCGCGGTCGCTTCGCCCTCGCGCTGCATCAGGTTTTGGTAGTGCGCCATCATCAGCCGGCCGGTGAGATCGTCCGGGTTGCGCGCGACGCCGCGGGCATAGCGGGTGATCTCGCGGTCGAACATCTCGTCGTCGTCGCGGATGTCGGCCACCTCATCGAGCTGCACCACCTCGATGCCTTTTTCCTCGGGGACGCACACCATCATCAACGAGGCGATGGCCGCGAAAATATTCTTCTTCTCGCCGCGGAAATTCTGCGGGTTGAACAGCGGCGGCCGGTGCCAAAAGAGCCGGTAGCCCATATCGATGATGGCACCGATCAGCGCGGCCGACTTGTCCTCGCGGTCGTTCTCGACGTAGAGGATCGGCCGGCAGCGCTTGATGGTCTCGGCGGCGCCCTGGATGATCTCCAGCTCGCAGCCTTCGGCGTCGATCTTGAGAAAGTGCAGCGTGTCGAGCTTGAGATTGTCGATCGGCTCCCGGCGCACCCATTGCCCGCCGCTGCCGATCTCGACCCGGCCATAGTTCTTGTGCGGTAGCTCGGCCAAGCGCGGTATGCGCGTCGAGCCGTAGTGACAGCCGGCCGCCATCTCCTTCACCTCGACGAACGCGCAGTCGTTGTGCGCCAGGTTGAGGCGCAGCAGCTCGGCGTTGTCGAGGCTCGGTTCATAGACGATCAGCTTGCCGGTCGGCCCGATGATCTTGGCCATCGGCACGGTGAGCGCGCCGATGTTGGCGCCGACCTCGATCGCAACCTGGCCGGCGCGCAACACCTTCTGAAAGACGAGAACTTCCTGCTCGCTGTACTCGCCATATCTGGCGAGGCTCGCGCCCACGAACTCGTCGCCCTTGTAGAAGCGAAACGCGCCGTGCCGCGCGTTGACCACGTCGGTCTGCATTGGAAGCCTCTCCCGTTCCGATTTTACTGGTTCGGGATTCTAATGTCGAACGACGCGAGCGTAAACGTGTTGCCGGCGGTCACGACCTGCGCGGCCGAGAGCGAGCCGTGCGCGAGCAGCGCCGTCGTGTTCACGATCGCCCACCAGTTGGCGGTGCCCGACGTTGTGATGGTGCCGTCGGTGATCGCCACCGAGGAGACCTTGCGGCCGTTGGGGGAGCCCGCCGCCGGGGAGCCGAACACCGAGCCCGCCGCGAATGACTTGAAGCCCAGGAGGAACGTGGTGGTGGCCTGGACGTAGGTGGTCGGCTCGGTGTTGCAGATGTCGACAAACGTCGGTTCGACGTCGAGCACGTTCAAGCCGAAATCGAGCACGCGGTCTTCCAAGCTTGCAGGCATAGCAACCTCCGGGGGTGATGGGACACAACGCCGCGGCCCCCGCACGGTGTGCGGGGGAGTCTCGGCTTCAAAGGGAGTTCTTTAGGGGGTCGGGTGGACCAGCGAGATGTCGGCGGCCTCGATGATGACGAGGTGCTCCGCGATCGGCCCGCGGATCACCTTGTCGAAGCCCGACGCTTTGAGCGTGGCGATGAGGTCGATAAAGCGGCCTGGCTCGATCTCCAGGAACGGCCAACCGGCGACCCGATTGTAGACCGCGACGGTGTCGTGATCGCTGCGCAGATAGAACTCGGGCCCGTAGCGATTGAACAGATTGCGCACGAATTCGGTCGCGACCTTGCCGAGCGGATCGGCCTGCACGCCCCGGCTCTCATAGACGTCCACGTCGATGAACCGGATGTGCTGCACCCAGGTGATCTTGAAGCCGAGATCGATCATGGCGACGATCGTGTCGCCGTCGATCACCCGCTCCAGCGTGGCCTTGTAGAGATAGATGGATTGCGAGACCTTGATCATCGGGCTTCCACCTTGGTGACAATACCGACGAAGTTGTCCTGCACGTTCCACGTGTCGGGCGGCGTGGCGAGATTCCAGGTCAAGACCGATTGCCGGTACCACATCCGGCAATTGCTCACCGTCCCATAGCGGAAGTCCTTTTGTCCGGCCCCGTTGGGGGCCCCCGGGATATCCATGACGACGACGAGCTTGTCGCTCGTGCTCACGACCTGCGGCAGCTCGAACCAATCGGTGAGGATCGTTGCCGGATAGGCGGCCGTGCCGGGAATGCCCGGAATCTCAACCGGCGTCCCGACCGTGAAATATTCCTTGCTGGAGTCGTCGCCGAAGCCTCCCTGCCCTCCTCCCTGCGCGGCCTGCGCCTGGAAGCCGATGCGGGTCACCTCCATCGAGGCGCGGAAGGTGAAGCGGAATTGCCGGCCGCCCACGGCGAGCGGTGTCAAGACCTGCCGGAGCGAATAGTTAATGTATCCGCTCAGAAGGCTGTTCGTGATCGCCACGCTCTCGAACGCCGTCGCGCCGCCGCCCGCGCTGTACGCGCCAGGCGCGGTCGGCGGGATGGCGCAGAGCCCGGGGATCATGCTGGCCCATCCTGAAACAGCGCCGGCAGCGCGGCGGCGACCTGGCGCGCGCGCAGCTCGGCTTCGGGCACCTCGATCGGGAAGCGCGTCTTGGCCCGGCCGGCGAGGATAGCCGCGGCGATGCGGGCGATGAACGCGTCCTTGCTCATGGCGTCGCCCGCACGCCCTTGAAGGCCATGCCGATGCGGACCTCGCTGCCCGATCGCACGTGGTAGTAGAGCGAGCTTGTCCGGTTCGCGACCAAATCGATCGCGGGCGCGAGACCACCGTCGAAGGTGTAGCCGGCCGCGAAGGCGAGCGTCTTGGCGCCCGCACCGGGTTCCGTCACGTCGATGAAGCCCGACTGCCCGACCTTGGGATTGGTCGGGAAGCCGAGGATGCGATTCGCGGTAAGCGTCACCGAGAAATTGAAGCCGGCATTGAAATCGACGGCGATCGTCGCCGCATCGGTCAACGGGACATAGGCTTGCGCGTCGAAGGCAACCTTCGGGGTGAGGAATTTCTGATCGGCGCCGGAACGCAAATCGCCGATCGCCGCCTTGAGCGTCGCATCGACAAGACCCCAGGTGACCACATTGAGCAGCGCCAGGCTGCCGAGCCCGAGATGCGCGCGCAGCGTCGTCACGTTGAAGGGCGCATAGACCGTCGAGAGCGCAGCGAGAAGGCTCTGCACGAAGGCGGTGGTCGCGATCTGGGTGCTGTTGGTGCCGCCGCTTGGCGTTGGCGCGGTTGGCGTGCCGGTGAACGCCGGGCTCGCCAGCGGCGCTACGTTCGCGCGGTTGACTTTGACCTCGAAGGTGACGGGATCGATGATGATGCCGTCGCCGCCGAAATAGAGCCCGATCTGCGCCTGCGCTGGCGGCATCAGAAGCTCGACCGCGTAGGCTTGCAGCGTCATGGTCTCGGTGCCGTTGGCGAGCTGCGCGGTGATGCAAAGGTCGGTGCTGGCCGCGGCCGTATCGACCGACGAGGTGACGACCGCGCCGGTCGACGTGCCATAGGAGTCGAGATCGGTCGGCCCACCGACCTGGCTGTTGGCTGCGCCGCGGTTCTCGATCTCGACCACCGAGCGCACGACGCCGACGGTGGTGACGACCCGCGACTGATAGATCGTGCCAGACATCCCGCCGAAGCGGGTCCGGATCGTCTTGTTGTTGGCCGAGCTGGTGACCGTCCAGAGCGTGGTGATCCGGAGCCGACCTTGGGCGCCCATGTAGCCGGCCGGGATGGCGATGGTGGCGAGCGCGGTCTCGGTGGTGTTGCCGGTTTTCGAGGCCAGGATGGCATTCGCCGCGAGCACCTTATTCGTGGTGTCGCCCGGGATGCCGCGCGTGCCGGTGAGCCCGGTGAAGCCCTGGAGGCCCTGCGGCCCTGGCCCGCCTGGCACCCCCGGCCGGCCAGCCGGGCCTTGCGCTGCCGCCTTGAGGGTGGCCGGCTGAGCGATGTCATTGCGCACCAATTCCAGGCGCGGCTTGCCGGCGGTCAATGAAAAGCGCGCTCCGCTCATCGGCTCACTCCCTCGACCACGATGACCTTGCCCTCCCACATCCGCTCGGCGAAGCCGTTAGGATCGGTGCGCACGAGGTCGCCGAAGTAGTCGCCCGCGTGCAGCCGCTTCAATTTCGCTCGCGTGATGGTGACGGTGAACTCCCCGCCAGCGGCGTTGGTGATCTCGATGCCGTCGCCGGTCTCGACCGTGACGACCGCGGTATTGTCGGCCTCGGTCTTGCGGATTTGCAGCTTGAAGGTCGAGTCGGTGATGTCGAGCGGTTGGATGTTCTCGGGATCGCCGCTCACCGGCGTGTAGTCGACGAGATACTCCAGCGGGACCGACCAGTCCTCGTTCTTGGCAATATTCATCGTGCCGGAGAAAAACGCGGGGCCGGGCATGTGCGCCTCTACCAGATGAGGATCGCGGCACCGGACTCGCCGGTGCATTCGATGTAGTCGTCAAAGACGCCATCGGACGACTGGCCGTCCCCGCCACCGCGGCCATAGATGCCATTGGAGCGATTGATCACGCCGCCGGTCCCCACTCCCGGTCGGCCAGGGGACGGGTCGGTGTCGCCGGGAGGATCGGGGAAGCAACCACGGCCGCCCGTGCACGAGCAGACCGCCGGCCCGGTGGCCGGCCCGAAGGTCGATTGCTGGCCAAAGGTGTTCTTCCAGTTGACCGCGTTATAGAGGATGTTGCCGGTCGAGGGTGTGACGGGTGGCGGAGCGCCGGCACCGATCGCAACTCGCATCAGCGTTCCGGGCACGACCGGGAACATGCCCTCGACGTAGCCGCCATCGCCGCCTTTGATGAAGTTGCCCTCGCAGCCGATGCCGCCGCCGGTGAAGTTAAAGAGGCTGACGCAGTTGCTGATCGTGCCCGAGCCACTCGCCGACCACTCGACGCCGGGGCCGCCGCCTGCCCACAAGCGCAGCCACACCTTGAGCACGCCGGCCGGGACGGGCCAGTCGAAGGTGCCGGCGACCTCCCAGGCGGCGATGCCCTGGAATCCATTGAATTGGTTCGTGATGTAGTTGACGACGTTGCCGCCGCCGCCGGAGACTGGCGGCGAGCCGCCGGAGACCGCCGCCTGGATCGCGGCGGCGATGTTCGGGTTGAGCAGCTGAAACTTGTTGTCGACATAGACCAGCTTGGCGATGCCGCCAGCCGACATGTCGCCGGCTGTCAGCGGCGAGCCGTCGACGCGCACGATGTCGCGGAAACCCGGTCCGCAATCGATTTCAGACTCGCCGGTGTTGGTGTGCGCGACCTTGATGCGGACGACGAAGCCGTTGTTATAGGCGTCGAGCGACGGATCGAACGAGCAAACGAGATGGTTGGTCGTGCCGGTGTCGATTGCGAAGTTGACCTTTTGGGTCCGGATCGCCTTGAGCAGCTGGTGGAGGTCGGCCTCGCTCGGAGCGAGCCCCGACTTCTCGATCATATGCACGATCTCGCGCATCGGATGCTCGAACGCAGCCGCAGGCGGAATCGAGCCGGCGAGGCCAATCGACGGATTGCCGTTGATGTAGGGCGCGTCGAGATCGGGGATGCCGTAAGGTTGGATATAACGCACGACTCGCGTCCTCCGTTTTAAGGTGTGCCCTGCAGTGGCCCGCCAAAGCGCAGATATGTGTAATCGAACACAAGCTGGGTCTGCGCCGGCTTCCACCGGTTCAGCAGGCATTCAAGATCGTCGGCGAGCCCGATGCGCAGATGCGGATCGATTCCCGCCTGCCCGCTGCTCGCGCGAAACCAGGTGAGCCGGGCGAGCGCGACGCGCACCGACCAATAGAAGCGCATCTCCGGCGCGCCGATTTCCCAGCGATAGTCGAAGTTGTCGCCGGAGACCGGCGGCCTCGCATTGACCGTCCCGCCGTCCGGATCGCCCGAGACCGGCTGCCTTCCCTCCGGATAGAAAATCTCGCCCCACTCGCCGCGGGTGTCGCCGACGCGCGAGAGCCCGGCCATGAACGGCGACCATTCCTTGATCGTGATCTCGTGCCCGACCTGATGCATGACGTCGATGAAGAAGGCGCGGCTTTGCGCGCCGATCATCGTCATCTTCTGCACCAAGATGCGCTGCCGATCGGCAACGCTGATCGGCTCCAGGAAGCACGGATCGGGCAGCCCCCAGGCGCGCTCCCAGTCTTCCAGCAGCTCGATGGTCGAGCGCGGGTCGCTCTCGCGCTCCAGGAGGTCGGCGGCGCGGCCGTCGACATAGCCCCAGATTTGCGCGAGCCCGCGCACCACTTTCATGAGCAGCCGCTCGCGCTCGCGCGGCCAGGCCGGGCCGGTCGGCAACAGATTGCCGAGCGCCTCGGCGTAGTCGTCGCCGCCGCGGCGGACGTGACGATTGTGCAAGGTCGTCGTCATAGGTAGTCGATGCTTCCAAGCATTGGCAGATGACCGGGAGACGGCATCACCGTATTCTCGAAGGTGAGATCGTGGTGATCCTCGCCGGTGGCGATCGAGATCGCTTCGCCGACCCAGCTGGCATAGATCGTCTGCCCGGGCTTGGCCTTCTCGTCGAACATCGTGAGAAGCGCAAACGCGATGCGCTGGCGCACGGTCGCCGTGTCGATGGTCAGATTCGAGATCGCGACATCGACGAAGAACGGCAGCGGCGCGACCACGAAACAGTCCTTGACCGCAACCGGGCGGACCTTGTCGAGATAGGAGGTCACCGCCGTGATGTCGTCGTCGTTCGGCAGGCCGTTGTCCTGCCAGCGCAGATCGTCGCACATGAATCGAATGGTCACGGTGCCGATGCCCATCTCGTTGGGCGCGCACCAGGCGCGGGTGACGCCGGGCACGGCAAGCGCCCATAACTCGTAGTCGGTCTTGCAGCCGCCCATCGGCGGCTCCTGGATGCGCTTCAAAACGCGCATGCGCAGATCGGCGTCGTTCTCCTCGTCGGAGCCGCCGGTCAGCTCGGCGACCGTCGCGCTCGTGTCGAGGCCGACGATCGGAATGGCCGCGGCCACCGTCTCGCCGGTGTCGAGATTGCCGGCGGCGCCGCCGTCGAGCGCGCGCACCGCAACCGGCGTTACGTCGGCGCCGAGGATCACCTCTTCGAGGGTCTCATACTCGACATTGTTGCCGCCCGCGAACTTGGTGCCGGCCGGGATCACGGTGGTGGCGGTGCCGGTGAGTTCGATCGAGCCCTCGGCGAAGGTCGCGCCCTTGCGGCCCTTGCTGGCATCGGAATTGAGCAACCAGATTTGCCCGTGCCGGTCGAGCCATTCCTGCTCGGCGGTGTCGGGCAGCAATTGCAAGGCAAGCCAGTCGATATAGCGCAGCGTCAGATGCGCGAGCGCGCCCATCGCGTCCGACATCACACGCAGGACGCTGTTGGCGACCATCGCCGCGCCCGAGAGCGCGGTCGAGACGTTGTCGCGCGTCAGCTCGCGCACCTGCCGCAAGGTCGGGGTAGTCCAGGGCATCACGTCCTCATGTGGTCGGTACGGCCATGTTGCTGGTATTGAGCGCGTGCTCGATGGCCGCTTCACGCGCCTGGTCTTGCCAGAAGAGTTGATAACGCAGCTCCACCGCCACCAACGGGCCGCGATAGAGCACCGCCATCACATCGATGCGCTCGCGCGTGACCAGCTCGGCGACGACGTCGACCCGCGATGCGATGCGGCGCTCGATGAAGGGGCGCAGCGCCTCGCGTACATAGAACTCGGCGCGCGCGATGGTGGCGCCCTCGATCGATTCCGGCCCGGTGATCTTGGCCCGGGTGAGGAGCCAGGTGCGCGAGCCGATCGGCCAGCCGCCCCAGATCGCCTCGGCGTCGAAATCGCCCCACCAGCCGCGGCGGTCATTACTGTCAAGGTCGGGCAACACGTCGTCGACCTGCGCGAGCCGGTCGGTGCCGAGCGCCACGATCACCGCGGTCGCGAGCTGCTGCGTTTCGTCGAGCATGCCGAGCGGCTTGAGAAACCAGTCGAGCGTTATCTCGAACGGCGTCTTGATCTGGACGATGCGGATGTCGGTCATGGGGTGCCCAACACGATGAGGACATAACCGGCGAGGAGGAGGCAGAGGCCGGTGATGAACAAGGCTATGCGCTCGGGGCGCGACAGCTTGCGCCCGCTCGGCGTGCGCGGATCGATCACAGCGCCTCCCAGACGAAGAAACCGGCCTGGAAGATCAAGAAGACTGACGAGAACGCGAAGATCAGGCGGATCGGCAATTGCGCGGCGACCAGGCGCAACAAGAAAAAGACCCCGATGAGCGCCAGGGCGGCGAGCGCGATGCCGGTGAAGATGGCGCTCGTCCAGCCGCCCGCGTTGATGCTGAGCGCTTCGGTGAACAAGAGAAGCTCGAATGCCTCGCGCGCCACCACCAGAAACGTGAGCATGAAGAGCGCCACCGGTCGACCGCCGGTTGAAAGCACGCGCCGCTTGATGACGTCTTCCTTCTTGGTACCCAGAAAGCGGAAGAGGAGAAGCCCGCGCGCGACATAGAGCATGAGCGCCGCTGCGACCAGGAGGATCGCCTTGTCGGCGAATTCGCTGTGCAACCCCGCGAGCCCGACGGACAGCCCTAGAACGATATTAATCGAAACGCCGGCCACGGCCCCGCTGTGGATCGGCAAGAGGCTCGCCGCCGGGTTGGTCTGCCGCGCGACCCTCGCCACGGTGATGACGATCAGCAAAACCTCGATGCCTTCGCGCAGGAAGATCACAAATGCGGCCACGACGATTTCCATGCTACCTCGACAGGCAGATGCCTTCTGGTGAGGCAAACGCCGGATGAACCCATTTGTTTTCCGCGAGAAGCTGCTCGGCGCGCGAACCATCGGCGAAGATGCGATGCGCGATCCAGAGCCCCGGCATTGAATTTGCGAACGCATAGGGGACGACCCGCGGCAATTGCCGGCTGCGTTCGGCGAGATCGCGCACCGCCGCCGCGCGCAGCGTGACCAGGGACCGGTAGGTCATGGCGTCGTGCTCGTCGGCAACGTCTTCCTCGGCGGCCTCGAAGGCCACCGCGATGCGCTTGAGCGCAAAGAGCGCGTCGTCGCGGCTCTCGTAGGTGGTCGACGCCGTGAGCGCCGCCATCTGCACCAGGGTCAATTGCACGGTCAGGTGCGCCACCGCCTCGCCGGGGACGAACACCGGCATCTCTGCGAGCAGGCGCGCCCGCGCGGTCATGAAGCCCTCGAAGGTCGCGCCGGCCGCACGCGCCAGCGCCCAGGCTTCTGCCGCCTTGGGGCCGAGCGTGCCGTCGTTGATCAGGGTCTTGCCGTCCGCCCGGATGGCGCCGACGGCGCGGCGGAAGTCCCAGGCTGGCCGGCCGACCTGGCGCCCCGGCACCGCGCCGATGAGGGCATCGAGCGCCCGGTTGAGGATCGCGTCCGCTTCGGCGAGCTGCGACGAATGGGTCGGGATCATCGCCCATGGGCCGAACGGATGCTTGAGACGCGGCCGTCCTATCTCCGGCGACGCGACCGCCACGCCCACGGCCCCGAAGCCGACCAGGCCGGGGATTTGGATGACCGGCGAACCGACCGTCAGGTTGGCCTTCAGGAGCGCGTGCTTCTGCGTGAACTCCGGAGACCCGATGTCGGGCGACCAGGACGGCATCAACGCGGTCAGATTGATCGAGTTCTTGGTGTAGGTCGGCGTTCCGAAGACCGGCGAGCCAACCGTCAGGCCGGTCGCAGTCAGCGCGACCGAGGACGACTCGGTCATCATGATCGGGCCGAAGGTGGCCGAGCCCGACGTGCCGCCGCGGATCACATAGTTGAGATCGTCGGTCGCCAGGAAGCTATCGTTGTTCGACGTGTCTTCGAACCAGCCGGTGCCAGTGATCGAGAGCTGCTGATTGGCGTCGGCGCCGTTCTTGCGAAGTCTGAGCGTGAACGCCGAGCCCATGCTGTACGACGAAACATGCGCCCGCAGATTGCGCGCCTTGCCGGCGAAATGGTGCTTAATCTTCCATGGCGCTTCGGTCGTGGTCGGCGCGTGGGTGCCGAGTAGCGCCAAGAAACGATCGGAGGCATTGAACGCGATCGCCCCGATGAGATGCGAGAAAATCTCGTTCTCGTTGGCGTCATAGTCGATGTGCGACGAAATCCAGAACTGCGTCGACGCAATCACGCTTTGGTTCGTCGTGCGAAGCGAGATGAGATCGCCATCGGCGAACGTGTCGGTGTGGCTGGTGTCCTCGAATGTGCCGGTGGTGTTGGCGGGGCATGTCGCGGTGATGTTGCCGTTGTTGACGTTCTTGCGAAGCGTCATCACCATCGAGCTGGTGCCGTCGCCGAAGACGTGAAACGCGACGTTCTTGATCGTGCCAGACGTGCGCATGAGCGCCTGGGCACTGGTCTCCGTGCTGCTTTGGTCCGTACCGGCGGCGCCGCCCGAGAGCGGGGAAAAGAACGTCCCTGTGTGCGGAAAGCAGAGCTGCGTCGCATAGGGCGAGTTGTGACCGCTCGATCCCTCCCAGACTGCTTTGAGCCAGTACCAGGTGGTTGTTCCGGTTTCAACGTTCCGCGAACCGTGAAGGTCGCCAGCCGAGTAGCTGTCAGAGTGCGTCGTGTCGTAGACGATCTGCGCGGTGGTATCGGTGAAGCTGACCGTGAGATTGACCGGCGAACCGTTCTTGCGGTTCGTGTTCGATCGGCCGGTCCCGACGTTGTCCACCGAGCCGCCGAGATTCGACATCGTCCCGGCATTGCGCATCGTGATTTGCGCAAAACCTTCGGTGACGAGACCGCCGAGGTCGCCCAAGTAATAAGTGAAGGCGGTCCCAGAAAACGGGCCTCCGGAATAGCCGCCGCCGATGAGTGCCTTGCCCATCGATTATCCCTTCAAGACAACAAGCTCGGCCTGTTCATCAGAGGCGATCACTTCTCCCACGGGCACCTTTGGATTTGCGATCACCTCGTCGATCGCCTCCTTCGTCGCTCCTCTGATGACGAAGTTGTCCTGCGCGTCGTAGCTGACGCTCAGAGCCTCGCGATCGGCCCCGGCATCGACGAGCGCGCGCACCACCTCGTTCTTTTTTCGATTGTGCTTGAGCAATTGCTCGGCGAGCGCCGGCCCCGGAAGGTCCGCGTGCTTCTTGCACGTGCGCACCGCCACGACATTGGTCAGCTGCTCGCCGACTGTCTCGAACTCGATGATGCAAGCACACGTATCCGGTGACCAGCGCGTGGCCATGGGCCGCTCCATTAGTTGCGCCGAATGAAATAGATAAAGGCACCGAGGACCACGACAGCCCCGAAGAGGAAGAGCACGAATTGCTGCGGCTCGCTCATGGCGTCAGCGTGCCGAAGCGCGCCAGCGTGTTGGCGAAGGAGGTGGCGCTTTGCGCGCTGGCCGCACTGACCGCGCTGTTGACCGCGCCGGTCGTGTTGGTGAACGCGATCTGGTTGGCCGGCCGGCCGTATTCAATGAAGCGCATCTCGACGGTGCAGTAGCCGCCGCGCTCGCGGTTCTCACTCATCGAGTAGCGTTCGCACACGACCATCAGCTCGGGCATGGTCGGATGGATCAGGAGGCCCGGGCCCTCCCGCTCCAGCGCGTCGCGCAGCCGATCGCGGCCGGTGCGGTAGTCCATCCCGAGCCGGCGATCGCCTTCGATGAAGTAGCCGGTCAGGTCGAATTGAATCGTGCGCTTGCCCATGTCCTCGGCGTAGGGCTCGTCGCGCTTGGGATATTCGTGCATGGCGATGCGGCGGCCGGAGAGCCGCGCGCCGGTCTCGACATGGAACTGCGCATCGCGGAAGGTCGCGACCCGCAGCGCGAGCCGCCACTTGGCCGGCGAGCGTTCGCTGATCCAAGTGCCCATCAGGCGTCCTCTTTCGGCCCGAACCAGTTGTGCGTCGTGCCCTCGGCTTTGATCACGCCGCCCTCGCTCTTGCTCAGGATGTCCTTGTCGGTCTTCAAGGTGATGCCATCCTTGTCGAGGCGGACCGAGGTCTTGTCGCCGAACTTGAGCGTGATGTGGTCCTTCTCGTGGATGATCGAGGTCTTCGGCGTGCGCTGCTCGCCGGCATCCTGGCCGTAGTCCTTCTCGCCGCGCGATTTGCCGTCGACCACCTCGCTCACGACCTTCTTGGTCGACGAGTGCACGATGGCGTCGCGCGTGATCATGGTCCGCTGACCCTGATCGTCGTAGAGCGCGACCTCGCCCGGCTTCATGTTCTTGAGCCGGTGCCGGCGGTCATCGATCATGAACGCGACGGCGTGGCTTCGGTTGCCGCCGAGGAAGGCGACCAGCACCTCGGCGATGTGCGGGTCCTTCTCGTCTTTCTCCGGAAGCGGCACCGAGGTGAAGCCGTATTGCTGGAAGCGCTCGACCTTGGTTTTTTTCTCCCCGAAGTGAAGGTCGACGTCGACCTCCTGCATCAGCTTGTCGTCCTTGGCCTTCTTCAGCGTCCCGCGCGTGAGCAGGAGAAACGCGCGGTTAGCGGCGTCGCGAACTGTCGAGCGCATGTGAGCCTCTCCTAGAATTGCACACCGGCGCCGAAATAGAACGCCGGATTGACGCACGTCAGCTTGGTCATCGTGCCCCCCTCGTTCGTCTGCGTGAACGTGATCGCCTGCACGGCGAGATTCTCGGAGACCATCGCCGACGGCGAATTGACATAGACCAGCTCGTCGGGCGCCGCCTGCCAGAGCCCGCCGCCGGGCTTGTGCCAGCCATAGACGTCGATCTCGGCGCTGATCTTGGTGACGTCGCGCCAGGCCATCTCGTAGTCGAGACGCATCTTCAATTCCTGCTGCAGGCGTTGCGGCCCGAGCGAGCGCTCCATCAGAAACAGATAAGGCTTGTAGCGCGTCGCGCTGCCCTTCTGACGAAGCTCCTGTTGCGCGACGTCGCGACCCCACTTCTGGTCGGTGCCCCACGCCTGCCCCATGGCGATGCCGGGGTTGATCAATTCCATGTCGGTGATGACGACGCGCTCCGACTGGATGTTCTCGCCCTCGATCAGCGCCGCGCCGCTGCCGGCCTGGGCACCGCCGGACTCGCCACCGTACAGGACGAAGTTGCCGGCGTTGTCGTCGCCGATGAAGGCGGCGGACCGGCGCGCCAGGCGCTCGATCATGTGGAACGGGGACTCGCCGGGCATCACCTGCGCATCCTCGAAGGGGATGTTCATCTTGCTGCTGTCGCCCTTGGTGACGACCTTGATGCCGTAGGGCTTGAGCAGCTCAGTCGCGATCTGGACGAGCGACTTGTCGCGGAATTGCCCCTTCTCGCCGAGCTTCGTGTGATCGATCGAGGTGCGCGTGGTGTCGCCCGGCAGGCTTTGCCCGACCAGGAGCACCGCATGACGCCCGGCGTCGAGCACGGTCTGCCGCTCGTAGATGTAGCCGGTGATCGCCAGCTCGCCGCCGAGATGCACTTGCGCCTGGTCGCCCGGCTTCAGTTGCAGCTTCGACATCGTGAGCGCGCCCGGCGACTGCTCGGAGACCGAGAACCGGAAGGTGCGAAAGATGCCCGGGAATTCCAGGTGCACCGTGACGCTTTCCCATTCGCGGTACTCGGCCCCGTTGACGGTGATGATGGCGGTCTCTTCTGGTTTCGGCATCAGTTGCCATCCCAGCGCTCGGAGAAGCTCGCGGGCGCCTCGGCGTCGGGCGTGGCGTGATCCATCTGCGTCGAGCGGTTGACCTGCGTCTTCTTGAACACGCCGTCGGCCTCGGCGCCGACCTTGGTGCCCTTCGGCGCGTTCACGTCGACGGTGATGTTGGCGTTGCCTTCGATCTTGCCAGGCGCGCCCGAGGCGGCGCCGAGCGCCTTGTCGATGCGCTCATAGCTGAAGAGCCCGCCGGTCGGGAAGTTCTTCGGCGAATAGCCCATCTTGTCGGCGAGCGCAGACGAGATATCGATGCCTTTGCCGGTGCGCGGGTGCGGCCCGACGTCGGTCTGCTGTGTGACGAACTCGCGGCCGTCGGGCGTGCGCACCTTGAACCATTCGCCGACCGACTTGCGCGACGGGAGCGCGATGCCTTGCTGACTGTCCGGCACGCCGAGCACGTTGGAGCCCGCTTTATCGCCGCGATCAACCCAGCTGTGCTCCTTGCCCTGGAATTGCGAGAACCAACTCCCCTTCGCGACGCCGCTGGAATCGATGGCCGCGTTCGGAAATCGCTGCGAGCGCCGGCCCATCTGCTCGGGCGTGAAGCCGCGCGCCGACACGCCGCCGGACTGGAAGTGCATGCGGTCGTTCGGCGTGCCGGAGTTGAAATGACCGCCCCACGTGAATTTCTCGCCCGGGTAATTCTTCTCTTGATGCTGGCGCGCCGCGATCGCCATGTTCTCATAGATGCTCCAGCCGGGGACGTTGGGGCCGCCGAGGTAGGGCACCTTGTTGTTCTGCGGATCATAAATTTGGATGTCGATCGCGCGCCCGCTCGGATGCCATGGCGTGCCCGTGCCGCGCGAGTCGACGGACGAGATCACCTCGGCGCGGTAGCCCTCCGGCAGTGAGCGGCTCGCCTCTCGCACGGTGTCGACGAGCCAGGGCTGCGTCTGCACGCCGCCGCGCTGATAGCCGTGCGCGCCCGCCTCGCCGAGCCGGATGTCGCCACCAGCGGGCGGGATGGCGCCTTGCGTGCCAGGCACAACCGGCGGTGCCGCACCGCCGCCGGGCCCTCGGCCACCACCTGGGGCGGTGCCGCCACCGCCGGCCGGCGGGCCCTGCATGCCCGGCCAGGTGCCGAAGCGATCGCCGAACGGGGCAGCGCCGCCGCCTGGCGCACCACCGCCGCCGCCTAACCCTGGCCATGGATGCGTGCCGCCGGGACCGCCCTTGAACCATTCCCACAGACCACCGCCGCCACCCCCCTCGCCGGTCTCACCAAGGATGAGCCGCTTGAACCATTTCGGCGTCACCAGGTCGATGCCGTCCATGAGCTTCTGCCACATGATCGGCATAGCGTTGGTGGCGTCCGTCATAATCTTGAGCATCGTGGTCACCCCGGGACCAACTTTGATCATCGTCGTGGTGTAGAAATTCTGCCACGCGACATCGAGTTCGTTGGTGAGGTCGGCCCACTCCTTGGTCTGCCTGGCGCTCACCGTGATCATGTCAGGGACCTTGGCGAGCTGGGCGAGGAAGTCGCCGGAGAGCTGCTTGGGGAAGCCCCACTCCTGCAACAGCATCGCGCGCGTCTGCGGGTCGAGCTTCTCAAGCTGGGTGAAGAACAGCTTGAGCGCGCCGATGTTGTCGGCCGGGTTAGCCCTCGTAAACGCAAGGATCGAATTGAAGAACGCGGTGCCGGCCGGGCCGTGGCTCCGCATTGTCTGCAGGAGATTTTGCGCCTCTCCGACGATCGTGCCCTTCGGCCCGCCGGTCATCTGTTTCATGATGTCGGCGAAATGCGACAGCGAGTTTTGCATCTGGTCGGCGGTGACGCCGAGCCGCTGGCCGGCCATCTGCAACGCGTTCAAATCGTTGGCAGCGATCTTTGTTTGATCGGACAGGAGATGCAGGGCGACCGACGACGTCGTCAGATTGCGGAGCGAATAGACGAGGCCGCCAATGACGCCGGCCGCGCTGATGCTGGTGATGCCGAAGCCTTCCAGCGTCGGCATCAATGCGTCCTTGATGCCGCTCGACGCCAGGCGCACAGCCTTATCGAGCTGCGATAGCTTATCGTTGGCCTCGCGCAAGCCAGGCCCGCGCGCGGTTTGTTCAAGCGCGTTTTGGAGCTTCTTCAGCTGCGGCGTGAATTCATCCCGCAGCCTGGCCACCATTTCGAGCGGCGTTTCGGCCATCTATTCCTCGTCCGGTGGCGTGACCAGTTCAAGCAGGTGGTCGGTCATCACCATGTGAAAGGAGATGGCCGACAGCGGCTCGCACAAGAACTCGTTGGGGTGGCGGTTGTAGAACTTCGCGAGCCGGTAGCAGGACAGGATTAACCCGTCCGCGCCGCCATCACCGGGACGAAAAAACGCGCGCTTAACTCAAAGGCGATGGTTTGCCAGTCGCGCGCGGTGAGCATCTTGATGGTGGACGGCGGCACGGCCGCCAGCGCCGACATCTGTTGCTCCATCGCCTGCTCGTTCATCGACAGATCGAGCCGGATCGGGTTGCCGCTGCGCACGATGTCGGCGCCGGTCGGCTCGCGGAAGGTCAGCTCGGTGATCTTCTCGCCGTGCGCGTCGACCGGCGGCCCGGTGAGCTTGAACTTGAATTCCTCGTTCGGCTTGGTCGGCGGCGCCGCGTCGGCCGGCTCGGGCTTGGTCTGGTCTCGATCGCGGCGGCGGGTAACGTCATCCATGGTGAAGCCTCTCTCTCGTTTCAGATTTAGATTTCTTCGCAGGACGTGCCTTCCCAGCGCACCGGCACCTGGCCGTCCTTGGTGTTGCCCACGAGGCCGGAGCGACAGACCGCTTCCTTGAGCACATAGACGCGGCCGTTGAGCAGCTCGGCGGTGACGGTGACGTTGGTCATCGCTTCGAGGTCTTCGAGCGAGACATCGGGATGCAGCGAGATGTCGCCCTCGATGTAGGGCACGCGCGGCAGCTCGGTGTAGCCGTGCACGTAGTCCTGACCGGCGATCATGTTGCGCTCGACCGCGGACGGCGAGACGTTGAAGTTGCCACGCAAGGGAAGCTGGCCGCCGTCGACCTTGAGGAAGGCCGTTCCGCCGATTTTCACACCCATCACACTCTCCTATCGACTTGGTTGCTGATGTCCGTCATGCGCGCGCATGCGAAGCCGTTGCCCATCTCGTCGAGGCTGAATTGCTGCGCCATCAAGCTCGCCCACCAGGCGGCGCGGTCCGGCATCGCCGGATGCTCGAAATCGAAGTCTGTGCGCCCGACCGGCGCGGCCGGCGAGGTCGGCTCGACGAACACCGGCACGCCGGCAATCACCGCGTCGACCGCGACGTTGCTGGAATGCGTGACGAGCGCCCAGCAATTGCGCAGATGATCGAAGAGCGGGGTCGGGTCGCCCTTCGGGCGCACGATGACCGGCCGATCGGTGGCCGCGCGCAGGCGCGCCACGATGCCGGCAATCCATCGCGGGACCGGCAGGCCCATGGCCTTGCCGAAGTCGCGCCCGGGGAGCGCAAGCAGGATGTGCCGGCCTTCTCGGCGCCAGGGCCGCATGGCGATTTCGAGCTGCTCGCGGACCCGGGGCGGATCGCGCAACAGGATCGCCGCCATGCTGCGATAGGTGAAACGGTAATAGCCGTAGGCGCTGCCGCCCGCTGGTCGGTAGAAGCCGTTGTCGATCTGCCAGAACGGCCGGCCGGCATCGATCGCGGGCGGGATCGCGCGCAACGCGAGCCATGCCTGTCCCCACACCGCGAAGGGATCGGGGCCGGGCGGCGGGCTGCCCAGGGTCAGCCGGCCGCCGGTCCCCCGCGAGAGCTGCACCATGATGCGACTGGTCTTGCGCTCACGCTCGGGCGTGACGCAGCACCAGAGGGTCATTTCTTGAAGCGGAGACAGTAGTCGCCGGACCACTCAAATTCGAGAGTGGCGCCCCACGTCTGCAAAAGCTCGACGGCCTGCGTCACGGCGAAGCCGTACCGGCCCGGCGTGCTTGGCTTTTGCTCGACGATCATCGTCGGGCGGCATCGCTTGATCGTTTGCTCGCCGCCGAGGAT